TCCCTGTTGGATCGGGAGGGTCAGCGCGAATCCGGCTGTGGCCGCAAACGGGAACACCAGCGGAACATTGAACACGGGCGGGAGCTGAATGTCAGTGGCCTGGGAGTCGGCGTAAAACCTGCCCTTTATGGCCGGGGTCACCCTCGCGGTCTGGGTGGCCGGATCAAACGAGTCGATCCTCCCGGGAATGCAGGTGTTCACCCTCCGCATCATGCTGTCGAACATCTCCCGAGCCTGCAGGAGCGGGGTATTGAGGTCGTTATTTCTCATGCGTAAGCGTTCCCCACCAGCATGACCTCGCTGGTCGTGACCCACTGGGTCGAGTGGGTGTCGCCGCTGTGAACCACGGTGGTGGCCATGTAGTCGCCCGTCAGTGAGGGGTTGACCGCGCTCACCAGCTCAATCACGCCCTCAGGGTTGATCCTGGGGTCGAGCATCGTCTGAATGATCAGACCCACCGGGACCTGAAACACGCTGGAGAACACGGGCTCTGCCCTCAGCAGGAAGCCGTTGGCCGAATCCACCCTCACCACGGGGCCCTGGAGGGGCTTTCCGTCCATCGTGGCCCTGAATGCCCCATTGACCACGGTCCAGCTGAAGCCGTACGCTCGGGCGAGGTCGTCCAGGCAGTCCATAACGAGCCCGTAATACGAGTGCCCCCCGGGTCCGATGATCAGCTCATCGTCGATCTGCACATTCTCGGGGTCGAGGGCCACGTCCGGGAAGTTTGCGGCCAAGAACAGGACGGCATCCTTGATCGTGGTCCCCGGGGCTGAGAAATAATCATACAGATCAGAATCCCCGCCGTCGACCCTGGGGGGAGGCACGTAGGTCCTCATCAAGGCCCCGCCGGCGTCCATGCACAGGAGGGTGGTGATGATGTCCGGACCCTCGCGGCGGCTGTAGCTGGCCTGGAGGTTGCCCGAAAATATCTTGGTCAGATCCGAATCGCTCTGCCATCCGACGTTGAGCACGACTGCGAGGCCCTGCGTGCGCAGTGCGTTCCTTAGTGTCTGGCTCAGGTTGTACACGTCGATATGAGTCGGAACGCTGGTACCCAAGCCATGCTTGTGCACAGTAAATCTGACGCGGAGTGAGTCGAGGTCCCCGTTGCTCCGGATCCTCACCACCTCAGGCTGCAGAGGCCCCTCGACGGCATCATCACCAGTGCGCCACCCCAGCAGGGGTCCGATGATCAGCTCGACCTGTCGTATCCAGGGCTGAAGGCTGCTCATGGGAACACCACATCTTCACCGGGCGCGAACCAGAGCAGCTGAACGGTCGAGCCGAGGTTGTCCGGGTTGAGGTATGCGTCAGTCTGAGCCTCCACGACCAGCAATCCGCCGATGCTGGCGGACAGATCCGGGTACGGCTTCAGCAGGTCGACACCGGGCACGAGCATCAGACCGCCCGCGAGCAGATTGCCCCTGGCATCGAGCACATCCACGGACCAAACTCCGGCGCCGTAGTTGTAACGCGTGACCAGCTCAACGGTGATGTTGCCCAGTGCAAACTGAACGTGGCCCTCACCCTCGGGAGTTAACTGAAGTACGTTGTATGCCATGTCAGCGCCCTCCCCATGATACGCCGAGGGCCTTGTCGAACACACCCTTCTGAGAGTTGACCAGCTTCACGGCCTTCTGGATGGGCTTGGCGGCTGATTGAGCACTCTTGGGCGTGGCCGGACCGGATGGCTGTGGCAGCAGGTCAACCTGACCAGTGCCCGACGATACTGTGGCCGACACTCCCTGGACGCGGTCGCGCGGGAACGTCTGTGACTGAAGGGTGACCAGGCGGATCTCCTGGAACGTGGCTCTGAAGCTGAGCCTGCCCCACTCCGGGGCATCGTTTGTGGCGCTGATGCTCAAGCAGACCACGTTCTCCAGTAGCCTGTGGGTGGTCAGCAGACTGAATAGCTGCCTCGCGCGCCACACCTTGAGCATATTGTCCAGTGTCTGCTTGGCAGATATGGCCTCGGTGCCGAATCCGTCGTAGTTGCTCACCTCGAACGTCATCTCGAATCTGAGCGGCCTCAGTATCACGTGGTCGGAGAATACGGAGCCATCCTCGACCGGATGCTGGGTGACCTCGGCGTGGGCCTCGTATGCCTCCTGGGTGACCGTTGACACGGCAACCATGGGATTCATATAATTGAGGTAAAACTTCTCCGGTGTATATGACCCAGGAAGCGACGGTGTAGCTGCGCGTTGGTACACCTGCCGCTTGAGGATGGCGGCGATGACCGTTCCCACGACCTGGTTGCTGATCGGTTGCAGTGTCCCGGGGAGCGAGTACATTCTACCTCCACCCGCCAGCTAACGCTGGGTTGGCCATGCGCTCAAGCTGATACACGGTCTCGCGGCCAGCACCGTACGGGTCGGTCGACTGGATCTGGATGGTGTTGGTCTGGGTCACGGTGTTGCCTGCGCCCTGGTTGGGGATCGCGTCGGCGATGTTCTTCTGTATCTGGGCCACGCCGAGCTGGTCGTTGCGGTACCACTGGGCAAAGTTGTCGAGCATGTCTTTAGCTCTCGACTTGCCTGATGCGCTCCCCGCGCGCTTCCACTCGTTCTCCGGTGTGCGCATCCAGCTCGGTAGCTTATCGTGGATCCAGTCCAGTCCGCGGTTGATCAGCGTGTCCTTGCCGGACGAGCCTATCTTCCCTTGCTCGTCCACCTCGAAGCTGGTCGAAGCGTCCTCCAGAGCTGCGATGATGGCCATGACCGCAGTGCCAATGGCGATGTACTTTGCGGCAATGATCGTGAGCACAGCCGCCACCCCGGCCAAGGCCAGAGCCACCCCGCCACCGAGCAGCTTGGGGTCAGCGATGAGGCCCACGAACTTGGCCACCCAGGGAATGGCGGCCTTGAGGTTGTCGAGCATGCCGGAGAACTGGGACACGCCCCGGCCGACCCCTTCGATGAACCTCTGGAGCCCGCCGTTGATCAGACGCTGGTTGGCCTCATACCACTGAATCGTCTTGGTGATCACCTTCTCGACGAACGGCAGGATGCGGATGCCGAGTTGCTGCGCAAACTTCTGAGCATGCCCCAGGGCCCGCTTCCATGCCTGCTCGAACCTGTATGCCTTTTCGGCGTCTGATGCTGTGAGCTTCTGGGCGTCCGCCTCGGCGAACAGCTTGGCAAGTCCGTCCTTCTCATGCCTCAGTACCATCACGGTGTCGGGGCTGATACCCATGAGCCTGCCCCACTGCATGGCCTTCTGAGGGGTCAGCTTAGGGAACACCTTGGCCAGCTCCTGGAGCACCTGGTTGGCGTCCTTAAAGTCCTTGAGCCGCGAGCCGAAGAACAGGTACATGCCCTGATTGAAGTCCCCGGGCATGATGGGGTTGAGCGATGAGGTGATGCCCTCGATGTCCCTGAGGATCGACTCCTTGCTCCCGGCGATCTGGTTGGCTGCATATGACCACCGCTGGATGGAGTCCGTCGACATGCCTGTGAGCTGGCGGAACCGCTCAATCTCGGCCCCGGCGTGGGCAGACTTCTCGGCGAAGTACACCAGCGAGGTGGCAGCACCGATGATGCTGGCGCTGGCCACCATCGCGTATTTATTGATGCTGTCCAGAGCACGGGTGAACTTGGCCGCGGTGGGATGAGCACCGGGGTCCACCTTGAATCCGAGCAGTGTTACAAGCTCATCGATGATGCTCTGTCCCATTTGAGGTCCTTACTTCTGCGGGTTTTCCAGCTTGGTCTGCTCCGCCCCCAGGTGGCCTTTGAGGTTCAGGCTGCGGTGCATGTCTATCAGGTCACTCAGCGTGAGGCTGCCGTCACGCAGCTCTCGCCAAGAGCACATCCCGTCCCATACTGGGCGGCCTAACCAGTAGTCGGTTGACCACCCGTCTGGGATCTGAACGCCTCCCCGGCCCGAGACATCACGGTCAGGGGGATCGAGGTCAGAGAGGCGGGTAAGAAAGGGCTCGTGGTCTCCCACAGGCACCACAGTATGACCTGGAAGACCTCACCGCGGCACTGGGAGAAGTGACGCTCGAAGTTGAGCCCGGTTATCGGCTGACCATCACAGCACAGCCCGGAGGAGTTGACCGCGTCCATGAGCAACGCGTTGGTGGCGATCGGGTCAAGCTGAGAGATGACCGACCCCAGTCTGCCCAGGACCGCCTCCAGTTTCTTCTCGTGGCTGGAGTCTGCCGACACGATTGATCCCAGGTCGGCGAACAGCCCGGCAACTGGGCCGAATACGGTCAGGGTCCTGGTGGCGAGTGGCAGTGCAACGGTCACTGCGGGAAGGAGTATCTGATAGCCTCGATCATTTAATTGAAGGTCACGCTTCTCCATTTACAGGAGCCCTCCCACCACGGCCTCGACCGCGGAGTTGTCCAGCCTGATCTTGAGTGCCTTGAGCGGGAACTGGCGTCCCTGCATGGTCGGCCCACCAGTCTGGAACTGGGGCATGTCGGCGAAGGCGCAGCCGCTGGCCGTGATGATCTCCTCCACTCCGGTGACCAGGGATATGGTGATCAGCCTGGGATTGTTGGCCTGCTCTTCACGCAGGGCATAGAGCGTCCCGAGCGCGGGACTGGTTGGCTGAAGCGCGATGGTGATCTCACCACCTTGTTGGGTGCTGATGTTCATCGCGGGGCCGTCTCCGCCCTTGGTGATCTCGGCCGCATTGCCGTCGACCTTGATCTGCATGTAGTCACCCTCGGCAAATCCCTGAATGGGTATGCCGTCGATGACCACGATGTGTCGATTTTGAGAGTACAAGTTTACACGCATATGAAAATCCTCCCATTGCCTTGGTTAAAAGTTTACCAACCCACCGAACAGGCCACCCGGGAGATTCTTAACCCCGCTGGCGTCCAGCTTTATCTCGGTGCATTCCAGTACGAATCCCCTGGGTCCCATGACCGCACCGCCGCTGCCCCACTCGGGCATGTCTCCGAATCCGCACCCCAAGGCAGTGATGATCTCCTCCACTCCGGTTATGAGGGCCACGTTGAACAGCCTGTGATTTGAGAATACATCCTCGCGTATACCCAGAACATCCCCCAGGGCCCTGCTCGTCGGGAGCAGATTTACGGTGATCTGGCCACCCTGGGGTGCTACTCGGTTCAGCACGGGCCCCTGTGACCCTTGGGTCCTGGTCACCCCGCCCCCGTCAATCTTCACGCTCAACCAGTCACCATCGGCGAATCCGGTGATCGGAAACCCGTCGATGATCAGCGTGTGCAGATTCTGGGAGTACAGGGGAAGTCGCACCTTAGCTCACCACCTCGACGTTGATGGCCACCGAGTGAATGGCCCCAGCCTCCTGGGCAATGATCTGAATCGGAGGCGCAATGCGAGCCGCACGGTCGGCCGCGCTGGCCTGGCTGATCGGGGTCGGGTTGACCTGAACCGCGGGCACCACCCGGGTACCTCCCTTGCGGGTCGTGTCGGTGACCTCACGGTCAGCGAACGTACCGTTGAAGGTGTACTGGTTGCCGGTGTCTGTGTAGGTGTCCACGAGCATGAGCTGGCCGCGCCGGGTGTACGGGATCTTGCCATTCCGCAGGAACACGTTGTACACGTTGACGCTCAGATCCTCGACGAAGTTGTCCAGGTTGATCGTGGTGTCCATGTAATACGTGGCATCCTCGGTTGTGCCGTCGCGGTACGTCCGGGCCTGGTTGCCCACGAGGGTGAAGGTGTTGTACCCCTTGGCCTGGAGGGCCGACCACTGGGTTTCGGTCAGCGTCACGGTCTCGATCCCCGGTAGGTTCTTGAACTTGGCCGTGACCGTGCTGTCCTGAAGCTGGTAGTTGACCGACAGCATGTATGCCAGGATGCTCACGTCCGGATAGCGAGTCGCGTTGTCGTGGTAGATGGCCACCGCGCGGCGGTTGCCGGCGTCCTGGAGCACGCTTCCGATGTCGGTCGTGTACGAGGGGTCGAGGGCCGTCACGTCATTCGTGACCAGCGGCATGATGGCCGTGCGGGCCAGGGCCCACTCTGCCGCCAGCGTCTGGGTGGCTACGAGCCTCAGGCCAGCCTCAAGGCACCATCCGTAGATGTAGCGCCCGTTGGCGTTGGCCGCGTTGGCGATGTTGGTCAGCTCGCTGGCGATGTTCGTCGGCGTGTAGCCATTCATTGCCTGGGCGCCGGCTGCTGCGGTCAGCTTGAGGAGGGCCTTCACGTCGGTCCCAGTACCCTCGGCGGATGCATACGTGATCGTGACATCATCACCGGTGGCCACGGTCGATATGGCCAGCACTTTTGCGCCGCCCGGGAGGGTCTTAACCGCGCAGCTGAGGTCTGCTCCGCTCTTGGCGTCGATGACTGCCGCGATGGCCTCGATCGTGGCCACCCCGGTGAAGTCCATGGCCGTGAAGCTCTGAGTGGCGGAGCCGGTGCCCGGGTCATATACCACGTCCATCGTTCCGTCGGCCACTGCTGCGATGGCCGCGATCTCGGCTGCGGTCAGGGCCGTGGACACGAGCAGACCCGGCTGGGGAGTGAGGAATGCCTGACCCACGGCCATCGTCGTGGCCCGGGGAGTCTGGGAGAAGAACGCATATCCCGCCTTGTACGGCTCGGTGTTGCTGGCAAAGTCTGCTTCGAGCGCGGCCATCGTGCTGTAGAATCGGATCCGGTTGGCATTGGGGAGTAGACCGAGGTCCTCGGCCACCACGCACAGGGTGGAGAGGTCGGTGCGGCTCTCGGTCTGGGGCACGGAGAGTGAGATTTGAACATCGAGGCTGCGGGGCAGCGACTGGGTGGTGTTAACGTAGGCCATTGAGTGGTCCTCCTAGGCTGGTTTATCTATCGTCAGGTCAGCAACCTTGTCGTCAGTAGTGTCGCGGAACACGGAAATCTGAGCCGCGTCGATCTCATCTATGTTGGAGGTCGGCAGCGGGCCGCCGGCGTTCGCGTAAAACTTGAACTTGACCATGGCCCGGGGCTCGATGTCCGCCCGGAACACCTGACTCATGTCGACCACATCCACGTCGCTCCCGGCCAGACCACACTTGGCCCACACGTCGAGCATGCGAGCCTCCAGGTACAGCGAGTTGCGGAACTTGAGTGCCACGTCGTAGACGTTGACCGAGCTATCGTTCCTCCAGAACTCCACCTTGATACTGAACAGAGTCGCACCCCAGGGCTGCTGATACATCGTCTCGCCGGCTTCCGACGGCTCAGCCAGAACGGCGTCCTCGACGACCTGGTTAACCTGGTATCCGCCCTCCTCGAGGTACACCGTGGCGTACGGATCGCGGGGCTGGGTCTGCATCCCGCCCTTGCGCCAGCACGGGTATCCGCTGACCGATTCCGTCAGCGCGATCCACAGGTTGTACAGCTCATCGAGGGAGGTCAGGGTACTCATCTATACCCCCAGTGCTGCATCAAGTCCGGCCGCGACAAAATTCACGTGACGTGATGCCAAGTAGATCCTGGCCCCAGCCTGAAGGGTCCAGTCGTCAACCGCGACGATCCGGTACCTCTGGCCACGCCAGTTAATGTATGACTGCTTGCGAACCTCACCAGCTTTGAAGGCGTCCAGCATGAAGAACTGCCCAGTGGTGATCAGACCCACATCACCCGCGGATATGCTGCCCCCGAAGATGAGCTCAAGCCTCTTGCCCCCGGTGGTGTCTGCGGCCACGTTTACGGTTCGCGAACCGGAGATGGCCCCGGTGTCGATCCCGTTGACCTTGGCGTAGGTCACGTCCACGGTCTTGACCGAAACCTCATAGAAGCTGATGGCCAGGGCCACCGGTATGGAGAGGGGGAGGAGGCTCATTATTTCTTTCTTATAATTTCGTCATATACTTCATTCATGCCCTCTTCGTCATAGTATATCCAGTTATCTTTACCAGGCTTTTCTTCAATAAACGTAATCGATCGTCTGACTTTGCCTTTGTACAATGCGTTTATTTTTAGCTTTTCTACAGTCTTGCCACGGTACTGTAATGTACCGGATTCGGTTCCGGTTACAACCGTGTCCTTGTAATGCTGCTTTACATAACTAATGACATCGTTCTTATCTCTGAGTTTAATTAGGTATCGAGCGTTTACAATTGTTACATCAATCTCCCGCCTTGCGCGATCGACGCCGTTTTGGAAGGCGGAGTTGACTATCCCTTTGCTTTTGTAATCAAGATATTCGCGATAGCCCTGTTCCCATTTGTACGGATCAATACAGCCCTGGGGGACATTTTTGGATTGTCCGGATTTGGCAGCATTCCATCCGTCGTCATAGCACTTGGATGAAGCTGTATTTTTAATGCCCAGTTTCTTTTTTTCTTTTTCTGACATAGCAAATCCCGGCTTTGTCATTTCTTCGCGAGTGTACTTTATTTCGCCGTCAATTATCCCCTTGGCTTCTTCCATTGTAGAGGCTGCTTGCTGACGACCAACCCCAAGTAATACGTAAAATTTTCCATCTTTTTCACGTATAGTTATTCCTTTATAGTCAGCCATCAACCCCTCCTGTCGCGCACCGCGTAGGTGACGGAATTTTTCAAGTGCCCAGTATCAACCAGCGGCTTGGTGCTCTTCTTCCGAGCGATGGTGGCCGGTGCGTTCGGTGCATACTCTCCGTCGAGGATCGCGTCCTGGATAGATGCTGCTCCCTCGGCCCCGGCGGCTTGCATGAGGGCCTCTTCTGCCACCTGGGATCGCTGCTCCTTGTTCTGCTCTTTGACCAGCTGCTTCAAGATCGGGGCCGTGTTCTGCTGAATGCCCGGCTGGGCCTGCTCCATGAAGTTTCGCTCCGGGATGCGGTCGGTGCCGAAGTTGTTTTCGAGCGCGACCTTGATCAGATCCGTTCCGTCTGGGTATGCCTGGGCTCGACCCTTGGGGAAGCCCACGGCGATCTCCTTGCTGGCCACCTGGTGGTAGCGGCCGAGCAGTCGGGATATCCATCCCGGATTCTTCTGGGTCACAGTCACGCTCATGCCAGAAACCCCACGGGGGCGATCACGTTCCACAGTCGGAGCAGCTGCTGACCATAACTCGTCTTGCTGTACCACATCGTCCTGGTGCTCTTGCTGTCCAGGGAGGGTGTGGCAAAGCTGGTGCTTGTTCCGGCGGCCGACACACTCGATATGGGGCCGGCGGCCATCTGCAGCGAGCCGAGTCCGTTGGATGACTGGGACAGGGCATTGAGCTGGAGGCTGTGGGCCGCATCGAGCAGCACCGCATCACTGTAGAAGTCCTCGAACACGGCGGGATCAACCAGCCGAGCCGACAGGCTCAGCTGGGTCTGGATCTCACCCTCAGTCTGCTGAAACTGGGGGTAGGCCGTCTGAAAATCTGCCACAGTGGGTGCGGTGCTCGCCATGGGCCGTTACTCGACTTTTACGGTTGACTTGGATGCGCGGCGGATGCCAGCCTTGACGGTCTCTCCGGGGTTGGCTGCACTAGGTACGGATACGTTGCCGTCGGTGTCGGGCTGCAGGTGCTCCGGGATCTCCAGCTCAGCCACGACCTCATTGGTCACTTCGACCTCGCGGTCGCGCTTCACGATCTCCAGGATGCGCTGATCGAGATAATACTTGATGATGTCGGTGCCCTTGCGCAGGTCCCACTCATCACCCGGGACAACTTCGACGTGCCCCGGCATGATGGACCGCTGCTCGAAGCGGATCTTCATCGCGGCCGGATCGCCAGATATGTTGGGATTGTACATGCGCCCCAGGATGACGGGGGCTGAGTGACGGTTTGCCAGATAGATGTCTTTTGCCATAGTCCTCTGCCTCTCTTTCAAGAGATGGTCGGCCCAGGGGACCGACCATCATTCAATGTATGTCCTTCGGATCCTACAGGCCGTCTACGTAGAGCATGGCCAGCGGCCGCTTGACGTGGAACGAACCGAACACATACTCGGCAAAGCCTTCGACGCCGAGGGGGATGGGCACCGGCTGGGTCAGCTGGTACGGGAGCGGAAGGGGCAGCATGTAGTTGGCGGGGTTGCTGTCCTTGATGATCATGCGGTTGGTCGCGCCGACGCCAGCCCCATCCAAGTACCGGAGGGCCTTGATGTTCAGAGGCTTCTTGGTCAGCTGGGTGTAGATGTTGTTCTCCTCGATATACTTGAGGGCGGAGACTGCCACCCCGGCGGTACCGGCACCGATGACGAACGCCTGGGTCAGCATGGAGAACTTGTCAAGCGGCAGCTCGACCGTGTCGGGGAGGTGGACGGTCTTGCTGTTCTTCCACAGGGTCGTCATGTTGTCATTGATCGACGCGACCCAGTCAGCGGGGGTGCCGTTGGCCCAGGTGGCCGCGAGGGCAACCTTGGTTACGGTCGGGTAGTCCAGGTACGGCAGGAAGTTGGCATCGGTGTCGCCGAAGAACCAGCCGCGCTCCAGGTGGTACTCTGCGGCGCGCTTCATGATGCCGCCGAAGTCCTGGGCAAGCGAGCCCTGGTAGGCGAAGGCGTACCGGCGGGCCTCTGCGTCCATGAGCGTGAAGCCCACGGCTGCATCGAGGATGGGCACGGTCACCTGGCCGATAACCT